GATGTTAATTTCACACTAACAGCCTATAACGCCGGAACTAACACTGGACAAATATACACGATTTCTTCTAAAAATGATTCTTCGCCCGGTGAGCTATATGCTGAAACCGCTAATACAGAACATGCAAAGGTAGGTGAATTAGAAAATATTGAATCTATAGGATTAATGACTGATCCTATTGCTAATTTTTTAGCAGTACCACTTAATTCATCTAACTTTAATACTGTGCCACCAGCTTTAGCCGCTATGTCTGGAACCGCTAATCCTGTTACTCTAGCTACAAGATTAGATGCTGCGTTTGACTTAACTCCATTTGAGATTGGTTCTATTGCATCGTTTGAAAATATAAACCCAGGATCTAATTATGTAAACGACGTGTTTAATATCGTCACAGACGATCAAATTGTAATATTTGATAGATTTGAACAAGTTCTTTTAATTGATAATTATAGCGCAACATTTTCGGTAGGTGATGAAATAAGACAACCTTCTACTTCAACTGTTGGTATAATTACTAAGGTTGATAATGACATTAAAGGAATATATGTTAGACCATACGCTTATTATGGATTTAAAACCGGAAACAATGATTATATAATTCATAAAGGTAATAATTACGACGTACTAGCAGTCGAAAGAGATTATAGTTCAAAAAGACTCGGCGAAAACGCTACGATTAAAACTGAAACATTGTTCTCAACTGGTAGAATTGCCGCTGCAATAATAAGAAACTCAGGCCTAGGATATGTAGATGAAGAAACAGTTTACCTTGTAGATGATGACGGAGTAAAACATGCCGAAGCGGTATTGAACGTAGATTCACAAGGTATTACGGAAGGTTATTGGGCCCGTCAAAATTCTAATATTAATGGTTATGTAGCACAGCAGGTTACAGATTCCACGCCTTTACTTCCAACAAAAGAGTTTGCTTACCAAGTATTAAAATTAGCTACAGGTCAAGCTACACAACCTGCTGAGCTGGGAATATTCTTAAACAGTACTCGTACTGGTGGATTTAAGTATGGTGACATTACTGAAGATGGTCTAATAAAAAGTAACGATGTCCTCATGTTTGCTCAATTGGCAAACGGTACAGCGCCAGAAGGGGTTAAGCAAATATGGGATGAATTAATCGTTCCTATTCTTAAAACAGAATCTTGGTTCAACGATCATATTAATAAACTTTATGTTTACCCAACAGTTTTGGATTATTATGACAATAATGTTAAAATACAAGACAGCGATAGATACCAAGAATATTCTTATGAAATTAAATCTACAGTAGATCCAGGCAAGTATGAAAAAGTAGTTAAAGATACTATGCATTTAGCTGGAACTAAAATGTTCAGTGAATTTGAGTATCAAAGAATGACTGGTCCTAAAGTAAGTTATAAATTTCAGATCATACAAAAAGAAGATTACGTTCGTGGAGGAGATCCAATTGTCGGACCTAACCAATCTGTTGGAGATCAAACAATTAGAGCAGATAACTTTGTTTGGACCGTAGACACAGACGGAATTACAACCGACAATGGTGTTTAACACCGATAAATAAATAGTTTAAAAATAAACAGGAGCAATCATGGCAAAGCAAATAGTAAATGTCGGTGAAGAGGCCAACGACGGTCAAGGTGATCCAATACGAACTGCATGGCAAAAAGCTATGGCAAACTTTGATGAATTATATGATAATTGGAGTAATCTAAGTTTAACTGATGCTGGAATCGTAGATGGAGTTGCTGGACAAGTATTAACCACTGATGGTGACGGTAACTTTACATTTGAAGACGCGGCAACGGGTACTGCTTACGCAAATGCAGATGTTGACGCACATTTAAATACAAGTAATGCAGCCAATAACCAAGTATTAAGTTGGAACGGTACCGATTATGCATGGGTTAATTCAGCATCAGGCGGCATCGCTCTAACAGATTTAAGTGCAAACACAACTGCAGCTGGTACCACTTCGTTAACATATGACTCAGATACTGGTGAATTCTTATATGTACCGCCAGTTATTCCAACTGACATTACAGATCTCGGTATTACAGATGGTTCTAGTGGTCAAGTACTTACTACTGACGGCGCTGGTAATTTCACGTTCACAACGGTATCAAGTGGCGGTTCTTCCTTACAAGCAAGAACTGTTTTAACTTTTACTACCACTACATTGAATGCTTTTTCTGGCAACTACTTTAATATTACTGGCTTTAAATCATATGCATTACTATCAATTGAAACCGATGATGCTGCATGGGTAAGAATTTACACTGATGAAGCGGCAAGAGCAGCCGATCTCGGTAGAACTCGCAATACAGATCCAGCACCCGATGCCGGTGTAATTGCAGAAGTAATTACTACAGGGGCAGAAGTAGTTAGAGTATCACCTGGTGCTATTGGATATAATTTAGAGTCTACACCTACAACTGCCATTCCATGTAACATACTTAATGATACTGCATCGCCTAGAGCCGTAACGGTAAAACTCACAGTACTACAATTAGAGGCTTAAAATGCTTAGAGAGTGGATCGTAACTCTGCATAACAGAGAAGACCTGGAAGGTTTCTATGAAGACATGGAAACACCAGGCGGTAATCTATTCATTCCAGATAGAGCCGTTAATGTAGCAAATAAAAGACCCATTAGTAGAAATACTCATTATATGCTAACTCATGAAGAAGCTGAGTTGGTAAGGCAAGATGATAGAGTTTGGGGTGTTGATTTAGTAGAACTTATTGATGCTACCACGCGACCACTATATACTATTACAAATGGTGATTTTGATAAAGGATGGGGTGATTCAGCTACAGATATTAACTGGGGTTTATTAAGACATAGCGAAGCTACAAACAGAAGCAACTGGGGTGCAGGTACTGGTGGCACGTATCAAATTACAGATGACTTAACAATTACTGCATCTGGCAAAAATGTTGATGTCGTAATTGTTGATGGCCATATTGATCCTGCACATCCAGAATTTGCTGTTAATCCTGACGGGTCTGGCGGTAGTCGTGTTCAGCAGTTTAACTGGTTTTCTTTAAATGGTCAAGTAACCGGTGGTGCTAATGGCACATATGTTTATACTCCATATGTAGATGCCGGCAATGCAGATAGAACCGCCGATAATAACCATGGATGTCACTGTGCAGGGACCGTAGCTGGAAACTCGCAAGGATGGGCTAGAGATGCAAATATCTATAATATTAGTCCATATGGCACAAATCCGAATAGTCTTTCTAGTTCTCTTATGTGGGATTATATCAGAGTTTGGCACAATAGTAAACCAATTAATCCAGTAACAGGTCGTCGCAATCCAACTATAACAAACAACAGTTATGGATCAGTTGTAACACCCGGTCAAAATAATTTTGGTTTAGTTACAGAAATTACTTATCGTGGAACAACTTTTTCACCTGGACGCGATTTAACCGTAGCAGAATTGAATGAACGTGGATTCTTTTCAATGGCTGCAAATAACTATTATATTCCAAATTATTTCACATCAAGACTAGCTGATATTCAGGATGCAATTGCTGATGGAATTATTCTTGTATTTGCGGCAGGTAACGAATATTGGAAAATAGTAAATAGCTCAGATCAAGACTTTGATAATACTTATAAAATGACTTATTTCGGAACGAATTATAATTGGTATTCTCATAGAGGTACTGGTTCTGGTGCACTTTATGAACCGGCAATTACTGTCGGTGCTTTAGGGCAAGCACTAACAGAAGATAAAGCTGTATTTAGTAACTGTGGTAGCCAAATAGACGTTTTTGCAGCTGGTGAAGCAATTAATAGTAGTGTTCATGAAAGATTAAACGACGTTGCGGATCCAAGACTAACAGGTTATAACTTTGATAAGTATCAGGGTACAAGTATGGCAGCACCACAAGTAGCTGGTGTGTTAGCATGTTTAGCAGAATCTTGGCCAAACATGACTCAGGCTGAAGCTCAACAATGGATTATAGATACTTCTGGTAAAGATCTTATGCTTGATACAGAAGCAGACGACCCAATGGATTTACAAAGTTTGCAAGGTGCACCAAATAGAATTCTTCGTTGGATTAACCAGAGACCAGAATCTGGCAATTGTTACCCTCAAAGAAATTTTAAACCTAGACCATCATCTGGTGTTATTTATCCTAGGCCAAAAATTCGTAGGAGAGGTTAAAAAATGATTATAAATATTAGAAAAGCTAAGGTCTTCTAAAATGGCAACTACGTTAACTACAAAATTTCAAAATGACATTACTCGCTTAGTGTATGAAGATATTCAAAATAATAAATTTTATTTTATGATATCTTCTGTATCTAAAGAAGCGTTAGATCGCGTCGATGCAGAGAATACTCTGTACAGTAAAAATGAGTTTAAAGAAAATATACTTTTTGGAAAACAGATTTTTCAAGAAGATATTAAGTACATGATCAAATATTATCCTTGGCAAAAAGATGCGATTTACACTCAGTACGATGACCAAGAAGATATGGTTGATAAAAATTTCTATGCTGTAGTTGGACCAACAAATAATGATTCTGGCGATTACCGAGTTTACAAATGCTTATCTAATAATAACGGTGTACCTTCAACAACTCCACCTAGCTATGATCCAACAATAGCAGATCAAATCTATAGAACAACAGACGGCTACGTGTGGAAGTTTATGTATTATTTAACCGAGCCACATTTTGAAGCATATAATGCTTCTGGTTATATTCCATTAAGTGGAAATTTTGATATCAATCCAGATCCAGCAGCTGATACTAATAACATAATTACTGGTTCACAATTAAGTGATATTTTTGTACTTAATAATATTGATAATACTGGTTATCCAAGTTTAGAAAATGGACAAGTTACAGGTCCTCCGGGTAATGATGGAACTATAAAAGTTAGAGCAAATGATATTAGTGTACGTGATGATTATTACGCTGATATGACTTTATACGCTTCAAATAATGACACTGGTGAATCTTTTGTTTATGTTATTGAATCTTATAAGTGGGATAACACTTCAAACAACGAGGGTACATTGAAAGTAGTTGGTACACCGCAGGCTGATGGTTTAAAAATTAATGCATCGTTTAAGATTGTACCTACAGTAAAAATTAGCGGTGATGGGGAAGGTGCAACAGCTATTCCTCGTATAGTTGATGGCAGAATTACAAACATTGAAGTTTTAGATCCTGGTAAAAATTATAATAATATTTTAGCAGAGGTTGTAGATCCACCATTTGATTTTTATCCAGATGATGCTAACTCTATTGATGTTAGAGCAAGATTAAGACCAATTCTTTCTCCTACCGGGTACCATAATTGGAATCTAATAGATGAAATGCACTGTAGACATATCTTACTTTATGCTTACATTACAGAAACAGATAATAACCAAATTGGTAAAACAAATACTTATTCTGCTTTAGGTGTAGTAAAGAATCCAGTATTTACTCCTGACCCAGATACAGCCAATACTGCGCCTCCGCTGGTATTTGATAATCGTCTTGCAATAGTAACAGATGATTATGGCAAAGTAGAACAAAACTCGCAGCTATTCCAAAGGAATGCTAATAACGATATAACGTTTAGTGCTTATGTACATGAAGTAGATTCAGATAACAAAACTCTTTATTTGAGTAGTTACATGGGTCCTTACTTGAACCAAGCAAATAATGATATATCATTAGATGCTAATACAATTTTAACGAATAGTACGGGCCAACAAATCACTATAAATACCCCTATAGCAGACAATGTTATTGAATCAAGATACACACAAAGATCTGGTACAGTATATTTCATGGAGGATTTCTTTCCGTTAGAAAGAACAGAAAACTCTAGAGAAGAATATAAGTTGGTCTTAGAATTTTAAGGAAGCTCAAAAAAGATGCCTATTAATACAGATTTAAATATTGCACCATATTTTGATGACTTTGACGTTGAGAAACAGTTCTATAAAATCCTGTTTAAGCCAGCGTACGCTGTCCAGGCTCGAGAGCTTACTCAACTTCAAACGATTCTTCAAAACCAAGTTGAACGCTTTGGTGATAATATCTACCAAGAAGGTAGTATCATTAAAGGTTGTAACTTTACAACTATTAACAACCTAGAATTTGTTAAATTGGTCAGCCCAAATGGATTTGACGTTGATTCATTTGTCAGTGGCAAAGAGATCGACATCATTGGCGGTATTGAAACCGAAGTTGATGTAGTGTATGAAGTTGAAGGTTTGACCAACGGATTGAAAGCAAACATTATTGCTGCAGCCCGTGGTTTTGAAACTAGGCCGCCAGATCTAAACACGTTCTTCATTAACTATTTGAATACTAATACTGATGCTAACTCTAACACAGTTAAAGTATTCCAACCGGGTGAATCTCTTCAAATTACTCGTTACAAGTACAACGGTAAAGAACTTTATTCAACCGAAAACCAACTTGTTTTATATACTACTACTTCTGGCGATCAGACAACTATTAGTGTAACTCAACAATCTAACCCAACTGGAAAATCATACGGTATTAGAGCATCCTCCGGTGTAATTTTCCAGAAAGGTCATTTCCTATTTACAAGTGATCAAACACTAATTGTTTCTAAATATAACGATCAGCCTGATAACTTATCTGTTGGTTATAAAGTTGAAGAATCTACAGTAAGCGCATTGCAAGACAGTTCATTGTATGATAACGCCAACGGATCACAAAACGAAAATGCACCAGGCGCCGATAGATTAAAAATGAATCCAGTACTGACTGTCGTTGCTACTGGTACGGGTGATGAAGATTCTGCATTTTTTGCTTTGATTAGATACCAAAATGGTAACCAAGTACAATTAAGAGATGTTTCTCAATTCAACTCAATTGCTGATGAATTAGCAAGAAGAACTTATGAAGAATCTGGTAATTACGTTCTAGATAAATTTAAAGTAAATATGGAACGAAGA